ATATTAATAATATCAAAAAGAGCGAGATTGAAAATAATTCAAATCTTATCTCTGAGATAAAAAACAGATTAGATGATGATATTATTTCTTCATTTACTGTTTACCAATCCCCATATGAGCATTCTTATGCTTACGGGATTCACTACACTCATTTCATTCAGGAGGTATAATGAATAATTATGTAGTTTACACTGGTACTTACACCAAGCAAGACGGAACCAACCGTACAATGCAATTTGTCCGCACTCAGGACCTTCCAACAGATCTATTTGCTCCTTATGAGCGAAATCCTAAACGAAAAATGCAAGAAGGCTATGAATTAGTCTATGATGTTCAACGAATGGGTTTCCGAGCATTTAATTGGAATACAATTCAAGGCGAAGTTGTCTCGAAAGAACAGAACATCGACTTCCCAGAATAAGTCTGTGGGGTGTGTTAACCCCCGAGTTAGGGAGATCTCGTAAAAAATCTCCCCTGTTTTTAAAAAAAGACTTGACAAATGAGTCAAAATATGTTATAATTATATATGTTGAAAGTGATATTTGACTTTCAGCGTTAGGGTAGATCCCCACAATGATTAACTAATAAGGAGATAAAATCATGGCTATTGATCTAGACGCAATGCGAGCAAAACTCGAGCAATCTAAAACCGGAGGTAAAAAGAAAGCAACCGACACAATGTGGCGCCCACAACAAGGCGATCAAACTATTCGTATCCTACCAACATCAGACGGTGATCCGTTCAAGGAATACTTCTTCCATTACAATGTTGGCAAAAACCCCGGACTTCTATGTCCAAAAAAGAATCATGGCGGCGACTGTCCTATTTGTGACTTTGCTTCCAAGTTGTGGCGTGAAGGCGTTGACAACAATGATGAAGTAGCGAAGAAAGAAGCAAAGCAACTCTTTGCCCGAAATCGTTACTATTCTCCAATTATGGTCCGAGGTCAAGAAGAAGAAGGTGTTAAAATATGGTCTTATGGTAAGCAAGCATACCAAACTCTTCTTGGATATGTTCTTGACCCAGATTATGGTGATATTACAGATCCAGATAAAGGCACAGATATTGTCTTGAATTATGATGTTCCCGGAACTCCCGGCACATTTCCAAAGACAACTCTTAAGCCTCGTCGCCGTCCCTCCGTTTTATGTGACGATGCTGTAGCAGACTGTGCCGAACTTCTTGACTCGGTCCCTGATTTCTCTTCTCTTTTCGATGAAAAATCAAGCCAAGAATTGGAAACTATTTTGAGCGATTATCTCGCTGGCAATTCGAGTGCCTCCGATGATGATAGTGCTGGAGTTGAAAAGTATGCGTCTTCTGGCGACGCAGTTCTAGAAGCAATGCAACGACTTCAGGGTAAATAACAAAGTCCAGTGAGCAATCGCTCCCCGCAGGGAAGGCATGGGGTTACAGATGTCTTTTCGTTTCCAATAACCGTAAGGAGGTAAATATGGGAAGATCACATAGTAGTAATTCTGGCAATTCTAGCCGAGGACAAGGTAATGGTGGCGGATGGCCATCAACAACAGGAAATCCGTCAGGCGGCAGTAGAAGTAATAACTCATCAGGTAATTCATCTGGTGGCTCTAGACGAAGTTAAAAACTAGATTCCCTTGGGCGGAGGGATAAATCCGCCCCACTTTATTTAATCGGAGGAAAAATGAGTAATTTAAATCAAGAAGTTGAAGAAACCCAAGAAGGGTTTTACGACAAACTTAATGGCACACACTATTCGTCTTTTGAGCAGTACTATGCTAAAATAAAGAATGATGTTGGACAAGAATCTGACGAAGATAAGAAGTTCACAGTTTGGTTTTTAAATGATGAGGCAAACTATAGTTATTCATCGCCCAAAGGACTTTATTTGGAACATTCTGAATTAGAAGAAACATTCGAAGAATGGATTGAAAAACAGAATTATGATACCTATGAAAGCATTGAGTCTTATCTTTCAACTTTATCAGAAGACGACTTTGTTAATAGACACATAGGCGAAGAAGAACCGATCGGCTTTGTAACTTGTGTTGACGAAAAAATGACCGATGCTTATGCTGACTACAAGAGAGGCTATGAAGAATGGCTTTATGTCTTCGAAGAAGATTATTCAGAAACCGGTCGTAAAAGACCTCGTAAGGCTTCTGATCGTAAATATTTTGGTGTTTCAATTTGCAAATATAATTGGGGCGACACTGGACAATATACAGGATTCCAGCCCTATAAACTGGAAATTCGACGTGTAACTACTGAAGAATGGAAGCTAATCAACTAACGGAGGCCCCTAATGGGAAAAGTATTAAAAATGGCTAAAGCAGGTAAATTGGATCTTAAATCTTTATTCAACAAAACAGCAGGAATGGATGTTGCTCACAACCTCACAGAAGCAAACCCTACCGCTGTTGTTGATTGGATCCCAACGGGTTCTCGTTGGCTTGATTCAATTCTTTGTAAAGGCAAAATGGCGGGTATTCCCGTCGGCAAAACCACTGAGATTGCTGGACTTTCAGCATCAGGTAAATCATTTATGGCAGCCCAAATCGCTGTAAATGCACAAAACAAAGGCATACAAGTGGTCTATTTTGATTCTGAATCAGCGATTGATCCTGACTTCTTGGTCCGAGCCGGCATCGACTTGGAAGATCTAGTATATGTTCAGGCAGTCTCTGTTGAGAAAACATTTGAACAAATTGAAGCAGCAATGACCACTTATCCAGACACGAGATTCTTGTTTGTCTGGGACTCTATCGCTGCTACTCCCGCTGAAAAGGACATTGAAGGCGATTTTAACCCTCAATCGTCTATGGCTGTTAAGCCGAGAATTATGAGCAAGGCTCTTTCTAAACTCACAATTCCTCTAGCGAATACACAGTCAACCTTGTTGATGATCAATCAACTTAAAACCAATCTAACTTCAAATGTAGCAGAAGCAATGACTACACCTTATTTTGCTCCCGGTGGTAAAGCAATTGAGTATTATGCTTCGCTCAGGATTTGGTTGACTCGTCGTAAATCAAAGGCTTCCTTTGTTGAAAACGAGAAAGGTGTTCGAATTGGTTCCGAGACCAAAGTAAAAATTGAGAAATCTCGATTTGGATCTTATGGTCGAACTTGTACCTTTAAAATCTTGTGGGGAGATGATATTGGAATCCAAGATGAAGAGTCGTGGCTAGAAGCAATCAAATTATCCGGAACCGAACGACTTAAGCGAGCCGGTGCTTGGTATACGATTGTGGATTCTGATGGTAAAGAGTTCAAATTCCAAGCCGCAAAGTGGATCGAACAACTCCAAGACGATGAATTTCGCAAAGTTGTTTATGATATTATGGACAAAGAGATCATTGAGAAATATGATTCCGATGGATGTGATATCAACATAGATGAGTAGTTTTTTCATCTTTATTCTCCTGTGTGCCGCTCCCTTCGGGGGGCGGTTTTTTATTTATGAGGCAAAAAAATGAGATTAGATCACATAGCTTATCGTGTCGAAAACAAACAAGATGCGATTGATTTTATTACAATGTCGCTAGGGTATATCATTGATCCTGATTTACCGGATGGTTTCGACATTCAATTCGAGGATAATAGCAAGGCTCAATGTAGTGTACTTATACATGCATCAGATGCAACAGAACCAGAAATTTTTATATCAGAAGGCACCAATAATTCGATTGTCGATAAATGGGTAAAAGAGAATGGAAGCGGAATTCATCATCTTGCTTATCAAGTTGATTCAGTCGAAGATACAATGCGAGACTGGAAAGACCGTGGAATTGAATTTACAACAGATAAGCCTCTAGTATGCGAAGGCTTAATCCAAGTGTTTACCAAGCCAAGTCCTTTAACGGGAATTATATACGAATTAATTGAGCGAGAAGGTAAAGGATTTTGTAAGGACAATGTAAAGGATCTAATGACAAGCACTGTTGATTGATGTCCTAAGAACTATTTAGTATAGGAGCTATTATGGCGAAAACACTATGGCCGCTTGGATCGATTGTATGCTTTGAGGGTTTCGAAGACATCCCTTATCGCCTTCTTGATCGAGTAACCGAGAACCATACTAAAATGATTCCAATTATTGATATTTTGACATTAGAAATAGAATGGACAAAATTTAATGAATTAGTGTATTTAGATAAACCTGAAACTTATAAGGAGTATTATTATGCAATCCGCAGAGAAAATTCAAAAACAATACGAAGACCTAAAAGAACTATTATTATCGATAGAGTGGGATCTTCAAAAGAGCTTGGAGAAGGGGAACAAAGCAGCAGGGACGAGAGCCCGAAAAGCACTTCGTGAAGTAAAGAAAGAAGCCGCTGCTATTGTTAAAGCAATGATCGATCTTGAAAAACAAGAATAAATTAAACAAAAATCCTAAAAAATAATGCATGCCCCTTGACATTTGTCAAGGGGCATGTTACATTATATATATCAAAAGTCATTAGGAGGTAAAAATGGAATTTGATAAATATTGTGACTGGCAATCATATTTCGGGTTGTCAGAAAGTTACTTTTATTGTTTAGCACTGAAGCATAAAGATGATATTGACTGTTTCAGAGCCAAACTAAAGAAGGAAGCACGCAGAAAATATGCTGAATATGGAGAGAGAACTATTAAAGTCCCTTATATTTCTGAATTAGAAGATATGAGATGTGAAAATAAGAGATTCATTTGCATTGAGTATAAAGAAGAAACGCTCTCTCCAAACCAAATATTTCGAAAAACCGACAAAGCTTCTCTCTGGCGTGGTAGCCTTGAAGATGATTTAGAATATATTTCTATTAGTTCGCCTTGCAGCCCGCCTCATGACATTGATGTCGATAATTTTGGTCGTTGGCAATTTGATAAGTGGGTTCGTGAAGCTGAGTCTAAAATGAATCACTTACAGAAATTAAAAGAATTTGAATTAATGTATAATTCTTTGTAGATAATGTCTCATGCCCCTTGACAAATGTCTTGGGGCATGTTATATTATAAGCATCATTAATAATGGAGGAAAAATGATAAATAATAAATTTCAATCTTTTATGTTGGCTACGATAGCATTGGCTTTGTGTATCTTGGCCGGAGATAAAATATATGATGCCTTTGTACCAGAGGCAAGAGCAGGTTCTTATAGTTGGGCTTGTGGTCGCATTGATCACACAGGCGATACTCTACAGCGAATATTAAATCAAGAAAACATTATTCAAGTTTCTTTGGTACAAGATCCAAGTCCCGGATCTGCTGGTATCTTCATGTGTGCCGCTTCATAGCAAGCAGTTCTTTACAAATTTCAAATATCAATATCATTCGGAGGTAAAAATGATAAATAATAAATTTCAATCTTTCACAATGGCCATTGTTGCTTTGGCCTTTATATTCATAGCAGCAGAGAGAGCATATAGTCTCTTTGTCCCCAAAGCAAATGCTTATTCGACATCTTGGATCTGTGCAACCTACAACGGAACAAAAGAATTGACATCACATTTGCAGAGGAATAGTGTCATAGAAGTCGCTTTAGGTTCAGCAGCAGGTCAGGATATGGTCTGCATGAAATTCTAATAAATTCAAAATAAAATCCTAAAAAATAACGCATGCCCCTTGACAACCGTCTTGGGGCATGTTATATTATATACATCATGGAGGCACAATGAAACATGATATAATGCTAATCGATGGACTAAACATGTTCATCAGGAGTTACATCGTAAACCCAACGATTGACTCAAAAGGGCGACCGCTCGGAGGATGTATGGGATTTCTCAAATCTCTCCAAAAGGTTGTCCGAATGTTTGGTCCCGACGAAATTGTAATCTGTTGGGACGGACAAGGCGGAAGCCAGCGGCGCAAAGCCCAAAACAAAAACTACAAAGAAGGACGCTCTCCGGTCCGCTTTAACCGAAGAATGTACGAACTATCCGACGAGGAACAAGAAAAAAATAAAGCATATCAATTTTATAGGTTAGTTGAATATCTTAATGAAATGCCGGTTATACAAATTATGGTTGATGGAATTGAAGCAGATGATGTGGTCGGCGTTCTCGCAGGATCAGATCATTACAGAGGACGTAGTAAAATCATTGTGTCTTCTGATAAAGACTTCCTCCAACTCTGCAACGAGGAAACCACTCTTTACCGACCGATTCAAGACACAATTGTTACCCAAGATAGCGTTATTTCTGAATTTGGTATTCATCCCAATAATTTTGCCCTTGCTCGAGCAATCGCAGGGGATGCATCGGACAACATTGAAGGCGTTCCTCGTGTTGGGCTTGGCACAGTTAAAAAGCATTTTCCTTTCATGGCTGAGTCAAAAAGTTACAGCAGTCAGGATCTTATTGAACATTGTCGACAAGTGGGAAAGGCTCTCAACTGTCATAAGAAGATTATCGACAATTCTTCTTTGATCCAATCTAATTATGGTATAATGCAACTATATAATCCAAATATGTCGCATCAAACACTTCAGCGAATTATGTATAATGTCTCTGAATTTGAGCCAAAAATGAATTTAACCGAGATAAAAAAGATGACCCTTCAGGACGGTTTCGTGGCTTATAAATTTGATGATCTCTATGCGGCGTTTAGAAGAATTGCAGCATAATTATACAGCGGAGGACACAACCATGCATTCTTATTTTATTTCTATTCTCACGGCTTGCGTAAGCCCTGTTATAACCTTTGGCGAAGGCGACAAGTGGGATTACAACTATCAATGGACTTGCGAGGAACCATCATCGCCTTACGATTTACAAATCAAAGCATATCAGCGACTTCCCGAGACCAAAACCGAAACAGTTGATCTTTTTAATAGATTTGCTGCAAGCGAGGTGACTGTTGAACAGTAATCTATTAATTGCTGTTGCTTTATTTCTTGTTGGTCACATATTCTCTTGGTATGGAGCAAATCTTCAGTTTGTTTCTCCTTGGTGGAAAGCCCGTGCTGTTTTATTAACTTGTGTAATAGCGATTCCAACTGGACTTATGTGGCTGTTTGGAACTCGATACATAATGCAATGGACTCCTGAGCTTTGGACTTCACGATTTATTGCTTTTTCATTATCTTACTTTACATTTCCGTTAATGACTTGGTATTATCTCGGCGAATCGCCTTTCACGGCAAAAACCATAATCTGCACTCTTCTTGCTTTTACAATAGTTATGGTTCAATTGTTTATGAAATAGTAAGTCATCAAAATAAAATTTAATAACGAGTTAGTAATCGTCGATATAATTCAAAAAATCCACAAATGCCCCGTAAAAAAGGGCATTTTCTTTTTTCGAGACTAAAAAAAGAAAAAAAACAACTTGACATTCCTTTTAAAATATGTTATAATAATTATATACAACGGAGCAATCATGCAAACACAAACAGACAACTTTTCCAAGTTCGGTAAGACTTTTCAAGAAAAGCTATGCCAACTTATTCTCGAGGACAGACCCTTCTGCGATCAAATCACGGAGGTCCTCGATATTAATTTTCTCGAGGTCAAATATCTTCAAGTCTTTATTCAAGAAATCCTTGATTATCGTATAAAATATAAAGTTCACCCTACTTATGAAATCCTCGCAACTATCTTTCGATCTGGTATTTCACAGCACGATGATGCAGTCCAGAAGCAAGTGCGAGATTTCTATGCAAGAGTAGTCTCCACAAAGGTCGAAGGTGCTCAATTTGTTAAAGATACAGCAATGGATTTTTGTCGCAAGCAAGTTCTAAAGCAAGCGATGATGAAATCAGTTGGACTTCTAAAAACATCGTCATTTGACGAAATTTCAAAGGTAATTAATGATGCTCTTAAACTTGGTTCTGATAATAACTTCGGCCATGATTGGCTGGCTGATTTTGAACGTAGATTCGAGATCAAAGCAAGAAACCCAATCTCAACAGGATGGGAACGAATGGACACCCTCTGTAAGGGTGGTCTTGGCCGTAGCGAACTTGGAGTGGTTATTGCTCCTACTGGCGCTGGTAAATCAATGGTCCTTGTCCATTTAGGAACCCAAGCACTCAAAGAAGGCAAAACTGTCGTTCATTACACATTAGAATTAGCAGACACCGTTGTCGGTTCTCGCTATGACTCTTGTATTACCGGTATTCCGCTTAACGACTTGATGCATAACAAGGCGGAGATTTTCGATCGAATCTCTGATGTTGAAGGCTCATTGATTGTTAAAGAATATCCTACGAAGTCAGCAACAACACAATCAATTAGAAACCATTTAGAAAAACTTAAAAAGCGTGGAATACATCCCGATATGGTTATTGTTGATTATGCTGACTTGCTTAGGCCGGTCAAGGGTCAATCCGAAAAACGCCACGAGTTGGAATCTCTCTATGAAGAACTTCGTGGTATTTCCAATGAAATGAATTGTCCGATTTGGACCGCTTCTCAAACCAATAGATCCGGTCTTAATGCGGAGGTCATTACAATGGAAGCAATCTCCGAAGCATTTAACAAATGCTTTGTCGCAGATTTTATTTTTACTGTGTCTCGAACAATCGAGGACAAAAAAGCAAATATGGGTCGTATCTTTATTGCGAAGAACAGAAATGGGCCTGATGGTCTTGTTCTTCCAATCTTTATGGATACAGCCAATGTTTGTATAAAAATCCTTGAAGATCAAGACGAAATGGAAGAGCAAAGAGCCAACCCTGTGGCTAATGCCCAAGAGCATATAAAGAACAAATATGCTCATTTATTAAACAAATAATAGGAGAAACAACATGTTTAAAATAAGCGAAGTTAATGTTCGCAAGTTTAAGCTTTCCGATAATTTCATCGGACAGTATGCGGAGAAAGAAGTCCCGTGGGGACCTGTGGGTTATATTACATTCAAACGAACCTATGCTCGTCGCCTTTCTGAATTTACAGAAGGTGCTGAAGGTTCTGAAGAGTGGTATCAGACTTGTCGTCGTGTTATTGAAGGAATGTTCGATATTCAGAAGCGACATGTCCACGCTCTTGGTTTAGAATGGAACGATCAAAAAGCCCAAAGAACCGCAAAGGAAGCATACGACCGCCTTTTCAATCTTAAATGGACACCACCCGGCCGAGGTCTTTGGATGATGGGCACCAAGTTCATTTATGAACGAACAGGAGCAGGTCTTTTCAATTGTGCTTTCCGATCAACTCGCGAGATCTCATCAAAAGGCGGTTATATCTTCGCTTGGATGATGGATGCTCTTATGGTTGGTATTGGTGTTGGTTTCGATACTCTTGGAGCAGGAACTTGTACAATTCGAGAACCAGAATATGTTGAAGAAAATTATACTATTTCAGATTCTCGTGAAGGTTGGGTGAAATCGGTCCAGATCCTTCTCGACGGATTTTTCTTCGGCAAAAAAATTCCCCAATTCGATTATTCCATCATCCGCCCACCCGGAGAGGAAATCAAAGGATTCGGAGGAACAGCATCGGGCTATGGTCCCCTAAAGGAATTACATGATTCACTTAAAGAACTTTACACGCCGCTTATCGGTAAAGAAATTGATTCGGTTACAATTGTTGACACTGAAAACCTTATTGGTCGTTGCGTTGTTGCAGGCAATGTACGTCGTTCTGCTGCTCTTGCTTTGGGCCAGCACGATGACATGCAATATCTTACAATGAAGAACGACCAAGAGAAGCTATACTCTCATCGCTGGGGATCAAACAATTCTTTTGAAGCAAAGGTCGGACAAGATTATACTTGGCACGCCGCTCAATCTCAAAAGAACGGAGAACCCGGCTATATCTGGCTTGATAATGCTAGAACTCGTGGCCGTATGAAAGATGGTTATCGTGACGATGATTTAAAGGTTATGGGCTTCAATCCTTGCGTTGAACAACAATTGGAAGACGGCGAGTTATGCTGTCTTGTTGAGACTTATCCCGCAAAGCACGATTCTTATGAAGATTATTTGAGAACACTTAAAATCGCATACCTTTACGGAAAGACCGTAACACTTGCGAATACCCATTGGCCCGAGACCAATGCTCTTATGTTAAAAAATCGTCGAATCGGCCTTTCACAAACCGGTGTGGTCCAAGCATTCAATA